GGATAATTTATGGGGTTAAAAGCAAGTCCGGTGTAATCCATAGGGGCAACCCCCAACTTAAAAATACCCGCAGCCTGAGGAGTTGCAGAAATCTCTAATTTAAAACAAAAAGTGGCCCTAAAACCAATAACACCAGCCATATTGCCAATAAAGCCAGAATTAGAAAAGTAATTAGTATCATTCGTGGCCAAAACCTTGGTGTACAAATTACCATAGGCAGCATTAGCTATGGTGCCATTCTTGACAGCCATAGGTCGAGAAAAATACTCCCTAATATCATTGCGCATAGCACCACTACGATAGGGTGGATGAGCAGCACCAGGTATCTCACCAATCACGCCACCATCATGGAAAACAGTCTCCTGATGAATTTCAATGTCATGGCTAGGCTGTAAATCATCTACGTTATGCGTTGCGGAACCATATGTAACGGCTCCAGAATTGTTATCATTTAGTTTATCCATATGTGTTTAAGAGCAGAAAACGCTGCACCGGAGTAAAATTAAAAATACTATTAATAAATGCGATAATTCAAAAGATAATAGCCACATCACGCCACTTACTCGTCAATACTCCAAACTGGTGTGTATCCTCGGTACCACCCACGGGCAATGGTGTATGCATATTCTGCACCAATGCCATTCGTCGGGTCGCGAACACCTACTTGCCTGAACAGGCGTCGCAGCAAAGTCAAGTTGGCCTCAAAAAGTCCAAAATCATATGCTGCCAACTCCCTGATCATGGCGACCGACACTTGCGCCAAGTGTTCTTCATCGGTCGTTTTCTTCTTCCTCCAATTGAGCATGTCTCCAATGGAGTAAAACTCCAACGGCGCATAGACATACCCATCACTGTCAAGACCAAACCTGCGCTTGAGGAAAGAGCACTGGCCCACCGGTTTCAAAGTGTACAAGTCACCAGTCTTATCCTCACTGGTGTACACCATACCGATCCTGGGACAAAATCGAGCCATGGCCTCAAGATTGAAATCAAGGCAATCATCAGACGGGGCGAAAATATTGTCGTCTCCATACACATAGCAGCGAACTTTCTCCCTGAAAGACAAAACGGCCTGATCACCATACATGTCACACCAGCACAGCCTGAAAACCACTAAATTGTACAAAGAATTCAAAATGGATGTCAA